AATTGCGGCGGCACCTGTGGTTCGTGAGGCGGATGACGACACGTTCACTGTCCGGTTGCCCAATGGTGAGGAGATACAGGGTCCAGAGGACGATCTCCGTCGTTTGTATGTTCAGGGCGAGGCGACTGCGCGTCTGGAGGTTGCCCAAGCACAGCAGTTTGAGCAGCTTGACCAATATTTTGCGGCGGAGGGCGCTTACGATTCAGATCTGACAGATCCGGATCTTCGGATTGACTCTGTGGATGGGGAGTTTGGTTTTGCACCAAATTACCGACAAGAGGAATTAGACATCCGATACGGCCCTAACACCGTTACTATGAATCCTGACATGATACCGGGTGGGCCTGCTGGTGGGGATGGTACATCAGTTTTCAACTATGTTCCTGGCTTAACCGACTCTGACCTGGTATCGGGGTCAACCGCTCGACCTTTTAGTCTTTTTGAGTTTCAGGAAGACATGTACGACATCACTGGTCGTCGGATTCCAGCAGGCACTCGTATTGCCTGGCCTGAGTCAATGTCCGACGAGTTTCAAAACTTATTTACAAACAGTCCTCCGCAGCCGCAAGCACGGCCCACGGCCCCCGCACCAGAAGTTCGTGCTAGTGCCGAGCCGACACCGCCCCCGGTCACAGCAGCAGAAGATATTATTGAAGGGACCGTTACGGAGGTAGTTTCAGACACTCCGCAGGTTGGGTTTACGGGCGAGGTAGACATGCCGCCTCTAATCCCGACTGACCGCGTTATGCCGATGACGGCTAGTCTGGACACACAAGTTGCACGGCATAGCGTCATGACCAGAGACGCTGCACGGCAAGGTGATATCGTGGACTACTCGCCGATGTACCAGCTTATTGACCGGTTGCCGGACAACGCCGCGATGTCGAAAGAAGACGTGTTGAACTCGCTACGCGGGGGCTTTGGTGAAAGTTTGAAGCGTGACCGCGAAGGTTCCAAGTTTGTAGAGTTCCTTGAGAAACACGCCCCGAACCAGTTGTACCGTGGTCAGGTTATTGCGCTGTATAGGGACTACACTCCACAGCTTCGCGTGAAGACTTTGTTGCAGTCAGAAGTGGGTGCTGATGCGGCGCAGGGTGGTCCGGTGACTTCGCTGGATGATTTTGGTCAGAACAGTATTGACCGTGTCTACGGTGAACAGATGCATATATATCTGAGCAATCCCAACTCAACTGTGCCGTTTATTGAGGGCAAAACGGTGCAGACTCGCGGTGGCACCTTTGCTGGGTATGGAATGCGTGGCAATCCTGGCACTATTGCGGACCACAGTATTGGTGCTAGTGGTGGGCCAGGGACTTCAGCCACTGCGGAATCTGGAGTACCGGGGTACTTCGGCCATATTCGTCTTAAAGTTATAACGGACGGGCAGGGCCGCAGGATTGGTGTTCTTGAAGAATTACAGTCTAACGCTACGGTTTCAGAGCGTAAATTTGCATCGGGTCGTGGGGATGAGTTCCGATTCCTTACGGGTGAAGAGCGGTATAATCTTGATGAGTTGATGGAGTTTGATCCGACGTTTCGTCAGGTGTTTGACGATGCCGCGCAGAGCCGCCAAAGCGGTGATGGGTCAACTCAGGCAGATTTACTCGACAGTATTGAGACGCAGCAACAAGATACGGCAAATGCGCTAGGGAATGATTTGGCTTTGATTGGCGGCGTTCGGCCCAGTCCTGCTGATACGACGGACACGATTGCGTCCATATATGAGGCGGCACCCACGGGGGTTCCTTCTAACTTGGACCCACGGACGGACATTGGCCCTGTTACAGAAGTTCTTTCAAAACTGATGACAGGTCATTTGCTTAGAGTTATTGATGATGCGGATCTTGATAGGATTGCGGGCGGAACTTTGTCCTCATCTCAAGTTGACAGCGCACTTGAGTTTTCAGTCTTCCGCATAGATGCTCGGCCCCCGTCAGGTAGAACGCCATTAGGTGGTGACGGTAATCCTTACAATGCTCGTCGTACTACTCAATACAGTCAAAGTACACGGGTAGAGGCTATAAAAAGAGCGTTGAAGGGAGCGATTGAAGACCCTGATTCTAGTTTCATCGACGCAGAGGACATTGCTACTCTGAATCGTGTGATTGCAAAACGGGCGCAGGAAGGTGACACGATTGATTTTGCTGCCGAAGGTGGCACCCTAGGCTCTGAGCAAATGGGCGGCACGAATCTCAGCAGAGCGTTTTATGAAGGCGTTCGAGATGCTATGGATCGAGGAGAAACGCCCCTTGAGTTTTTGTTGGCAGACGCTGTGCCCGGTTCTCCTACAGGCACAGGCAGCTTTGATTTACTTCTACAGGATGACCCAGGCACGTTTGGTTTTCTGGGGGCAAATGTTGATGATGTCCTGCTTGCTGACACCCACACCAGTGTACCGGCGATGGTTCAACGTAACTTGCAACAGCGAATTACCACCGACATTGCCGGCACTATTGAGCAGGGCATATTCCGTCCAACGCCACCAGAAAACAGTATTTCAGAAATGAATGCACTTATTGATTCTGCGCCGAGTATAAGTGCGGAACGTGGTGAAGAATTAAAACGCTCATTTGAAACTTGGGTAAACACTATCAACAACCCCGATGCGCCTGATGCCTATCGTCCTGGCACTCCTTTTGCTGGTAAGTCTTCGGATGCGTATTTCAATCAGTTCGCGATCCGTCTGACATTAGCCGAGGCACAAAAGAAAGGACTCGATGGCGTTATTTTTCCTAACTGGGAAGATTTCAGAGATGCTGGGGACCGACCTGTTGCTCAGGTCAGACGAGCAGACGGCACCACAAGAAGTGATCCAGATGTAATTCCTAGAACGATTTATGAAGATCACGTTAAAAAAGGTTTGAAACAGGCTGTAGATAGCAACGATATTGTTGAGCTTGAAACCATTGAAGCTGTCAACCCCACGACAGGAAACTTGGAAAGGCCGCAGGTAGAGGGCAGGGATCACAAAAGCGCGCGCGCCGTGTACTTTGGAGATCGAATTCGCACACGTCGCTATCGGCCAGAGGATCGTCCGTCGCCTGATCAAACGACATATGAAGTAAACATTGGTCCGTTAAGTGATGAGTTTGAGAACAAGGTGATTCGCCGCGCAAAAGGTGGCCCCGTAGACTTACGGCCTACAAAGCTGGTACACTCCGGCATCGGCGCTATGGCACGACAGGTGATGTGATGGGCAAGCTGAAAAACAAGCAAATTGAAGAAGAGGACAAGGAACTCGAGGAGCTTCGCAAAAAGTTCTACGATCCCGGTCCGGGTGAGACTGATTATTCCGAGCAGATGACGTTTGAGCAGTACATCAAGCGTATTGGCCCTCGTAAAGCAAAGGGTGGCATGGTCAAGGGTTTCAGCCCCATTGCTCGTCCGCAACGATTCAAAGGCGTATTTTAATGGCACTTCCTCCGCAGATGGTTGATATGGCGATGGGAGCCGGTGGTCCGGCAGACCAGATGCCTGAAGAGTTGATGGTCGAACTTCCCGAGGAGAACATGCTCCCCGACGGCATTGAGCTTGCCGGCATGGAAGAGATGGTCGAGGTTCAGGCCGAGATGTACGACCACAACGCAAATCTTGCGGAGATTCTTGACGACTCTGTTCTTGGCACGTTGTCTTCCGAGCTTCGTGACAAGGTTGACGACGACAAGGAGTCGCGAGAGGATTGGGAAGAGGCGATTGCCAAGGGCTTGAAGCTGCTTGGTGTGAATTACGAGGAGCGTAACGAGCCGTTTCTTGGTGCGAGTGGTGTGCATCATCCGCTGTTGAGTGAGGCTGTCACGCAGTTTCAGGCGCAGGCGTACAAGGAAATGCTGCCTGCTGGCGGTCCTGTAAAGACGCAGGTTATTGGTGCGGCAACTCAGGTCACTGAAGATCAGGCGCAACGCGTCAAGGACTTCATGAACTATCAGATTACGGAGATCATGGAGGAGTATGACCCGGACACGGATCAGATGCTGTTTTATCTGCCGCTGACGGGTTCCACATTTAAGAAGGTCTACTTCGACGCCGGCAAGCAGCGGGCTGTTTCGAAGTTTGTCCCGGCGGAAGATCTGATTGTTCCGTACTCGGCGAGTGACTTGAACACTGCCGAGCGTGTCTCACATGTAGTACGTATGACCGAGAACGAGCTTCGCAAGCTACAGGTCGCTGGCGTGTATCGGGACATTGAACTTCAGGCAGGAGATGAAGACGATGATAGCTCGATTAGGCAAACTGGCAACGAGTTGCAAGGTGTCCGTCCATCATATGGTGACGATGTTCACACACTACTTGAAATCCACACAGAAATTGATCTTGAAGGGTTTGAAGATGTTGGACCCGATGGTGAGCCTACGGGCGTTAAACTACCTTACATTGTCACTGTGGATGAAGATTCAGGACAGGTTCTGTCAGTGGTTCGAAACTATCGACAGGCCGATCCTCTTCGTAGAAAACGACAATACTTTACCCACTATAAGTTTCTTCCTGGGTTTGGCTTTTATGGCTTTGGCCTGCTTCATACTATAGGGGGCTTGTCACGTGCAGCGACATCTATCCTCCGCCAACTTATCGATGCGGGCACTCTTTCGAATCTTCCTGCTGGCTTTAAAGCTCGTGGTGTTCGTATTCGTAACGACGATGAGCCGCTTTCTCCTGGCGAGTTCCGTGATATTGATGCTCCCGGTGGTGATCTTCGGAATGCTCTTATGCCCCTTCCATACAAGGAACCTTCTGGGACACTTGCTCAACTACTGGGCGTTATCGTCGATTCAGGAAGACGCTTTGCCCAAGTCGCCGACGCAAAGATCGCAGACACTAACGCACAAGCTCCCGTCGGAACCACAGTTGCACTGATTGAACAGGGATCGAAGATCATCTCCTCGATCCACAAGCGTCTGCACTATGGGCAGAAGCAAGAGTTTCGTCTTCTTGCCGAAGTGTTCGCCGACAATCCGATGCCATACCCATACTTCGTCGGGCAGAACATCCCGCCGGAGATCATGCAGCAGGACTTTGATGGCCGCGTGGACATTCTACCTGTGTCGGATCCGTCGATTTTCTCGATGTCACAGCGCCTGTCGTTGGCACAGACGCAGATGCAGTTAGCATCGCAGGCTCCGCAGCTTCACAATCAGTATGAAGCGTATCGGCGCATGTATGATGCGTTGGATGTGAAAAACATTGACGCTATTTTACCGCCTCCGCAACCACCGCAGCCTGTTGATCCGGCTACAGAGAACGCAAACGCTGTGAAGGGCATGCCGCTTCAGGCGTTCCCAGATCAGGACCACGAAGCGCATATCATGACACATGCTATGTTCTTGTCCTCGCAGGTTGGCGGCGCCAACCCGCAGGCGTTTGTGCTCTTACTATCACACGTTCAGGAGCACATTGGCATGCTGGCACGTGATCAGGTAATGGCGTTCTTCCAAGAAGCTGCCAAGCAGGCTATGGCCGCAGGTGAGCCGGTTCCGCAGATAGCGCCGGATCTTGTTGAGTCCACCGTGGCGCAACAAACCAGTCAGATTATGCGTGACATCATGCCAATGCTTCAGCCGGCACAGCAGCAGGATCCGCTGGTGGCCATCCGCCAACAGGAACTGGAAAACTCGCAGGCGGAAATTCAGCGTAAGATGATGAACGATCAGATGGACTTCCAGATTGATCAGGCCAAGCTGCAACAGGCTTTTGATTTAGCGCAGCAGCGTCAAGCTCTACAGTCGGACATTGCTGAAGCACGGAACGATGTCAACGTATACCGCATCAACACACAAGCTGCACTGTCGAGGAACCAATGATTCAGGCATTGATTGGACCTATTGCCTCTTTGGCCAGCACATGGCTCGAGGGCAAGGTTGAGAAGACCAAGGCGGAGACCGGCGCGAAGGTTGCTAAAGCCAAGGCCGAGGCTATAATTATGGAGAAGAAGGCTACGGGCGAGATTGACTGGGATCTTGAAATGGCTCGTGGTAGTCAGTCGTCTTGGAAGGATGAATGGCTTGTAATCTTGTTTTCAATACCGCTCATTCTGAGCTTTATACCCGGTATGGAGGGCGTGGTTGCAAATGGGTTTGAGCAGTTGGAGCAAATGCCTCAGTGGTATCAGTATTCCCTTGGTGTTATTGTTGCTGCTTCTTTTGGCGTACGTAGTGCTACCAAGTTTTTTGGTAAAAAGTGATGCTCATGTGGGATATGCAAAATCGCACCACACCAGAACAGGCGGAGAAGAATCGTGGCCGAAGTTACGATGGAAAGATTTCTGCGGTGGAAGATTCTTCCTCGTTTGATGATGATAATGATGTCGATTTCGGCGTGGAGAGTGGTGGAGTGGTTCATGACCCTTCCGGATCCGACGACAGCACAGGCAGGACTGGTGAGTGTAGTCACGGGGGCCATGACCGGTGCATTTGCGGTATGGCTGGGACACGAGAAGGGTGAATAGACAATGAGACCGATGAGACCACAAGTAGGTTTTGAACTTGCGAACCTATCTCAACCACCTGCATTTGCCCTTCCCTCGCAACGACCGATGAGCATAAGCATTTTCGGTGGCGGGATGCCGGGTGGCGGGATAGCTAGTTTTTTGCAGCCGCTTAGTAATTACTTGCGTAATCAGGTGTCACAGGAACAGATCGATCCGTTTATTCAAGAAGTGACTCAAATGGCTCAAGAGCGTTTCAATCTACAAAACGGTGGTTCATTTCCCCAGACTTCTGTAGACAGCTATCGCAGGCCCGAGATAGAGTTGCTGCCGAGCAATTTTGGACCAGACACAGGTTTTTTACGAGATAAAATATCATCCCCAGCCTTTCCGACCTTTGGTCAACAAGCGAGGTTATTTTGATGGCGCGTCCACGTATTAGGCAGTTTGCTGATGATTTAGGAATCGGGTATGATGATGCCAAGAATCTTATTACCAAGGGCCGTCGGCGCAAAGACGGTGGCTCTCAAGTGCTGGAGAGCAACATGGAAAAGATGAAGAAGATGCAGATGGGTGGTTCTAGCACTCTCTCAAGCATTCAAAATGAGGTTGATAAAATAAACAAGTCTTTCAGAGATGAGGCTGCGCGAGTAGGTCGTATGGCTGACATTGTGACGAGAGACACGGAAATCGATGTCGATAAAAAAGATAAGAAGAAAAAGAAAGGCGAAAGGACTGACGGGAGAGGTGGGGTTCCTGGTCGTCCTACTAGTCAGACAACAAAGCGTAAAAACTATGCTATGGGCGGAACAGCAGACGTAGATGCATCTTCGCAAGCTCGTGGTGCGGGTGCTGCAATCAGGGGCACTAAATTCTCAGGAGTGTACTAAGTGGCTCAGACTTTCCGCACAGATCCCGATACGGGTAGAACGGTAATCAGTCAGGACAACGTCGTTGGTCGGCAGATGGCCAGCGGAGAGCGTATCGATAATCGTTTCGCAACGGACGATCCCCGTCCTAGCTATGATACAATGAACGCTCCGACACGTCCCGGCACCGGGTACATGTCGCGTTCGGAATTTGAGTCTTTGTCGGGCATGACGGAGACGAACCCTTACGGCAAGAAAGGTTTTTTTAGTCGCGTTTTTGGAATTGATCCAAGCAAGGTTGACTACACCAATAATCTGGGTCCGCAAGGCATAGAAAACGTAAAGATTCAGGCATACGACAGGTTCC